CTTCCGATCTGAAGGCAGATTGCGACTTCGTGTGGCTCAATGTTTTTGTCAAGATACACACTCCAGAGTCTTGCGATTCGAATGTGATTAAGAGTTGAGTCGCCGTATTCGTCACCTCGGTCGGTGAGTAGCTGCTTAGCTTCATCGAGAATATCCTTGGCCTTCACTCTGACCAGAATGTGTGTCGAGCGACCGAACGGCCGAGAGCGTAACCTTCTTCTTTGCCTTCTTTGAATCCCATGCCATAACCAGCTGCGATTCCAACTACCAGAAACGCTAACATAACTAGATAAAAATAAAGATCTGTGTTCATTTTAGCCCTTTCCATCAAGTCAACGGTTGACTGATAAGGCTTAAGGTACAGGTTACCTAGGACTAAGCAAGCATCTTTTGATAACGAAATGGTAACAATTCTGCATCGTCCATGTGGTTATCGATGTCACGCCTAAGCGGATTATCGAGATCGTCCATACCTGCGACCATTAACTGCAAAGGTTCCGTCCTTCTCTATGTGAATGATTGACACTTGAACGCCCTTGGCATCTTCTTCTAGGATCAAGAATGCCTGTTGCCAGTTCATTGTGCCTTTTGTGTAATGCGCTTTGCGAATGTCCATGAGATGTCCACCCTCAAAGCCTCGCAGGATACGGCCTAATTTGCCCCCTGAAGCCTCTGTGAAGGCCGATTGACCAGCGCGGTGAGTATGGCCACAGATAACGCTCAGCCCATGCCTACGGGCTGCTTCTAGGGCTGTAAGGCCAGGCGTGGGTTTGATGGCCTGTTCATCTCCATGCACTGCAACATAACCTTTAGCAATGGGAAATGGCTTCTTATGATAAGAGATCCCAAGTTCATCGAGCTTCATAAACTTTTCAAAGCGCAACTCTGGCAATGACAAGAATGCTGGGATCTTGTTCATGATCACATTGTAAAGACGATCAGTATGGTTTGACCTGATCATGTGGGCTTCTTTGGCATATTGAGTCAATTCCCAAAGGACATCAACTGTCATGTCGCGATCCGCAGCTAAGGTTTGTTCGTACCAGCCTGGCTTGTTTTCTGTCCATCGGCTGATTTGTGGGAGATCGATTTCATCTCCAAGAGTAACGACAGCATCAGGGCGAAACGCCTTAATAAAACTAGAAACATTTTTGACTGCTACTTCATCGTGATATGGGACTTGTAAGTCTGGAATTACGATGGTTCTTTTCATTAATCCTCATCATCGTCTGGATAAAAGTCCGGCATGTTGCTCGGGTTATCGTTGATGCGCTTAGGCAGAATCCACTCAGGATATGAGAATGGATCCATAATCATTGACAGACAGATATCGACTGGAAAGCCAGCCTTGCGTAAAGCCTTATAGTATTCGTTTAAGCCAATGCAATAGGCTTCTAAAGGCGTGTAGCCTTGATCCTCTATTGCTTTTGCTTTGCGCGCGGCCATGCTTTATTTTACCGCTCTAAAAGTATGTTGTAAATCTCATCAACTCGCGTGTTGAGTCGCTTGATCTCGCTCAATAAGTGTGTGATCACATAACCAGCCAATCCACCGATTGTCACAAGAGTGGCAATATAGAGCTGAAAGAACTCGCCCTGTGTCATTTTCTTCCAAGAGTATCTTTTGGATCGAGGTATCTCAATACTGGTGGAATAATCGATGCAACACCAGCGGCGATCAAAGCCTTAGGTTCTGTGACTCCAGCTGCATACATTGAAATTACTGCAACTAAGAATGCTCTGCCCCATGAGCCTAACGCGTTTTGTAGATCTTTCATTGTGATCCCCCGATCATAGGTATTTGAAGAAACTCACCATTAAAGTCAGCCGCTTTCGTAAACGAGATATGGCAGTGATGATTGTGTTTGTTGATTCCTGTGTATTTGCGCCATTTCCATTTAAGGATTGGGCTTGCGATCTTTCCATCAAAGATGATGTAGCTGATGCGCTTTGACTTATCAGACTTTGCAAAGACACGAATCTGATCCGCAAGATCTGGCATGAGGTCAGGTTTAGCCTTGCCTGAAAGATCTCGATCGACATCGATGGCACGAACCCAGCCGTTAGCATCAGGATTGTGATCTGAAGGGCGCGCGCTGTGTCGAGTATCGCCGATCCAACCATCAGAAGTTCGATCTCGATCTCCGAAGGTGTCGTCAATCTGTTCTCTTAACTGGATCGCGCACTTAGATAATCTTGGTTTCATTATCCGAGTCAGACAGGCCGATTTGGAATAATGATTAGCTGTGGGTTTTTATTTTGCTTAGGTAGATCGCGCAATAATTGGCGATACTCAGCCCACGCCAGTTTATCTACTGGGCTATCTGGTAACTGGCTAAAATCAGTTTTAACCAGTTCGCTATCGCGCCAATTTCTTAGCCGCGCAAGATGTAATTCATCGGATACTACTTCATCGTCCCAACCAGGTATTGTCATTTTTTACACCGTTTCATAAGTAATAGTTACGATTAATCTCATTCCATTGACCCACCAAAAAACACCAGAACCGATGCGCCTTGTTTGTAATTTTGTATCGTTTGCCGGAATAAGAACAGTACCGCCATCACCATTCACATCAGTTTCCCTAACTGATCCTGAAAAGTCTGTTGATGAACCAGCTGTGAATGGTAGCGTTGAAAAAAGATTACCAGCCGCTGTGCCAATGTTTGTGACATTAATAATGTTAGTAACAGTGCAGAACTTGCCTTGTTGCCAATATCTGCCAGATGCAGTGTAAGTTGTTATTGAACCAGTTTGAGCAGTAACTACTGGCGTGTAATTCGTCCAAGTTGGCGTACTAGCGCCACCGACTGCTACCCATGCTGATCCGCTGTAATACTCCACAGAATTAGTATCTTTCAGGTAGGACATATTGCCTTCCTGTGGGCTAGTGACCGCAGCTGTTCGCGCTGCTGCATCTGCAAACACCCATGTGCCTTGCATGAGGTATCCGTTAGTATCTGCGGCTGTGAGAACATCACCTGTGGCGAATGTCTTGAAGCCTTGTCCTGCTGCCATATGTTCTCCTTAGTAAGAAAGTGTGTTAGTGCCTAGTATCCCATAATCTGTTCCAATAATGAAAGATTCGATGATGGGTTCTAGCGTGGTTAATGTGGTTTTCCAGTTACTTGGTTTGATGTCATGTGACACGCCGAATACCTGCAAAGTCTTGGTTAGGGTCGATGAGCCCGGTTGAGTGGTGGTTACTGTAATTGGATCAAAGAAGTCAAGATCCAAGGCAGCAGTAATGCCAGCATTGTAGTTGGCAGTGTAGAGATCCAAAGTAACAGCATCGCATCGAATTGAAGTTTCTTGGCGAGAAGCAACAAAGGCTCTGGCATTGTCTAGGGCTTCTGCATCTGTTTCCATAAGCAGGTTTTGCTCTTGAAATGAGTGCAAGAAATACTTATCAATCGAAGCTTGATTGCTTGCTACCTGTGGTGTGCCACCAGTACGAGTAACGCTAGCCTTGTTAAATACCAAAGTATCGTCTAATTTCCAGAGGGCATTGTTATAAGAGATCCCAGTGCCATCGTCATTGAAATCAACTGGAGTACCAGCAACGCTAGTTGAAGTAAGTTGGCGATCTTGGAAAACTACATTTCCAAATCCGTCCATATACAAAGAACCATATTCAGTGCTTGTGACTAGCTGCATTGCGCCAAGGGAAGTCCTAAGAGTGCCAGGGTCTGCCTGAACTGTTGTCTGCCCAGCATCGATGTCGCGCATGCCAGAAGGCCAGCCGATTGCATCAAGGATCTTGCCAATACGAGTGCCAGTGGTTTGACCTGCTGGAGTTGTTGCCACTGTTGTTATCTGGGCATTTTGAAAAAGTCTAAACCCGTCCACTGCTTGAACAGTAGTGTAAACAATTTCACCCACATCTTTAGGGGTGGTTGTGTTATATGAGGTTATGTAACCTGCAAAGATTGGGTAAGTAGTTCCCTCGTAACTAGCAGTAATAGTTACCTTACGCATTGGAGTTAAAAGTTCATAGTACGGCGATGATGGGTTCATCGGGTTAAAGTCGCCATTCTGGTCAATAATGCGAAGGCTCATTGTGCCAGTCTGGAATATGTCTGAAAGAGCTGTGCGACCGCGTGTTGTTTTGATCGAATCAACTTGGTTAGATACATCGACTGTGACTGCTGTGCTATCAGCTAAAGCATTGACTCCCAGAACGCCTGAATCAAGAATCATAGGCGAGGCAAAGCCAGCACCTGTTGAAAAGTTGATTATGGCGTTAATTACTGGGAGTGTCATAATTACTCAAACTCTTGCAATGAACCTGGTCGAGTAAATCTTAAACCTTGAGTGTTACCAGTTACTATTGCATCATTTACAGTTTTAACAAGGTCTTGTTCAGCTATTACAGATCCAGTGACGGTGACATTTACAGTTACTGGTGCTTGCATCATATAACCAGAATCATAGTTGCGATCTCTACTTTGACTAGGATTAAAGTTAGTACCAGCCACAGGCGAGCCATTTGTGGCTGAAGCAGCAAGTGCATCAACAGTGGTTTGAGTTTCTGTAACAGAAGCAGCGGCAGCGGCAGCAGCTTCGGCAGCGGCTTCGGCAACATTTATAACCTTGGCCAAGATGTCATCGATTGTGTCATCTTCTTCAAAAATAGTGCTTACAGCGGCTGCTCTATCGGCAGCTTCTTTGTCTGCTGCTGCTTTGTCAGCGGCCGCTTTTTCAGCAGCGGCTTTGTCGGCTGCTGCTTTTGCGGCAGCAGCAGCGGCTAGTGCATCATCATAGTTACGATCTTTGCTTTGAGCAGGGTTGTAAGTAACACCCGGAATCATAGTTATGCCCGAATTAAGTTTACCTCTT